TACTGGTTATTATTTACTTCCAGATAGCGTGAGCTTCAGGCATTTGAAACTCCATACCTGCTTCAGTAAGAATCATGTCGACTCTTTTATCAGTACCAGTGTTCTCTAAACTTTGAACACCAACATAGATAGAAGTATCACGACTAACTCCATTACCTACTAAGGGTCTGTACTTACAATGCTTCATGTTTACACCAATCATCTTGACGTTAGTTCCATCTAGCATTACATGACGAGCAATATTCATGTCACCATAAATTGTGCTAATCCGAGAGATGTCTACGCCAAATGACTTAGTTTTACCAACCATTGCAAAGTCTGCACTTCCCATTGAAGCACCAACGGAACCAGCGGCTCCACCTGCTGCTGGACCTGTGCCATCGTATCCACCAGGTTGTACGTTTGCAAGATTGTTAGCAAAATACCCACTAAGCTTATGCAACCAATTGTATACTTCTGTTGAACAGAAGAACATAGTTGCGGATGCATCGTTATAGCGAGGGTCTACTAACTTAGACAAGTCATCAAGAAAATCATCTTGAGTCTTACTAGCTGTAGACATACTAAACACATTACCATTGCTCTGAACGTAATCAACTATACCTTGAGTATAATTATAACTTCCATCTGCAGAAGTGAATTGAGAACCAAACAATAATGATTGTTCAATATCCCATTTATGTTCAATCAACTTATCTCTCCAGATTCTTGCCCACTCATTAGCTTCGTACTTCAATTGAGTAGCACGAGCTGTGTTTGTCATACCAAATTCGGTACGCCAAATCTGAGTTTGCCCATAACCTGTGGAGAAAGGTTGGTCGTTCCATGTCTTTAGAGACAATGTAGAACCTTCTTCATGCGCTGAACCAACAATATAACTTCTCATTTTTTCTAATGCGTCTGAAATAGACTCATTGTATACTGAGAGTTGAGCTTTATTGTCAGATGTAATGTAATTTGAAAGCTCAGAAGCTGAATTAAGACAATCCTTAACTTTAGATACTTTAATACGAGTACAATACGTCCACTTAGCTGCGTCATGTGTTCCAGCTGATTCTGACCAATCTCCTACTACACCAATGGCGGCAGTACCAGAACCAATATTGGCAGTACCGTCATTAATATGGCAAAGATAGCCTTTGACTGGAACATAATCCTTGTCTAATTGATATAGCATGTAATCTGTAACTACTGCTACTACTGCACCCGATGCACCTGAAACACCACCTTTGTCGGTAGCGCACATAGGTACTTTGAGTACTTGTTTTGGAAGGTAGTATTCAGGGGCAGTACCAGCGGCACCAACATCTATTGCGCCTGTAGCCTGTCCTTGGATGTTCTGAATATTACCAGCAGATTTGTAATCGCCTGCCATGAAAAGATGCGTAGTCGCTGAAACTAACGTTGCATCATCTGCTGAATTACCAGCTGAGGCTGTGTCGAATGCCCCTGCTGCGTGACCAACAACATAAGAATAACGCTTATGAAAAGATGGTCGTCTTTCCGTAAACTTAAAACTTGGGTCATCGGTTGGATTTTTACCTACTTTAGAAACGAATCTAAAGAAAGGAGTTTGAGCGATACTGAGTTCGGAAACTCTGTCGCCAAAATTATACTTTCGCCTTAGAAGACCTGTATCAAGCGCTTTGCCTGCTCCAGTATCAGCATAATCGAAGGTACTTAATGGTAATGGGTTTGTAGCCATTTTATTGCCTCATTAGTATTTTATTGAAAAAGATTATCTAACCCTTCTTTCAACATTGTATCAAAAATGGCATCTTCAACATTAGACTCGTTTTGATTCTTGGAAGTTGCACCCGAAGAAGCCAATGATTTAGGCGATTGCCTAACATTAGCCATTTGAGTAGCAATTTCTTTTCTCGTTTCAGTTGCTATGTTTTGGTCACGACTATCTCTATTCATTAAGAAGTAGATGTCATCATAACTTAAAGGTCTGCTAGTTGCAAAATCCATGAACTCTTTAAAACTATCATCGCTCATATCATGCTTTTGACGAAACTCACTCACATCATTAGCTAACTTTTGCTTTTGATTTTGTTTGTTGTTTGTTGCGTCTACTACTTTCTTGACCTTTTGGTTTACAACTGAATCAAAGACTTTTGCTGATTCTGATTTAGGGTCTGAGAATGCTTCATCTGGGTCAAAGACAAAATCTTCAGAAACGCCTAACTGCTCTTTAATACCTTGTTTTCCAGTGCCTTCAATATAATTCCTAACTGTAGAAATTAATTGAGGGTCTTCTCTCATTCTATCTAAAAGAGGTGCGTATTCTTCAAGTTCCCTTACACGAGTGTTAAGTCGTTTTGCTTCTCGGCTACTATCTGAGTATCTCTTTTGGAGTGTTTCGAGTTCGTCAACTGGTTCGTTGACATTGGCAGTAGCATTTTGATTTTTTAAATCTTTTGATGTTACTGTTGATGTTCGTGAGGGTGAATTATCAGCTATTAGACCATTTACTTGACTGTCTAAAGCAGTGAAAAAGTCACCTGCGTCATTAACGCTTGAATCACTTGGTCCAGTTACGGCACTTTCGACATCTCCAGGGCTGACTTGCAGGTTATCTGTTTGATTGTCCATAAATATTACTCCTGTTTATGATTAAATACAAGCTATTTTTTAGCCTGTTCTTTGTTCTTATCAGCCATTCGTTGGCGCATAAGTTTTTGTTGAGCTTTTGACTCTAAAGCTTCGCCTTTCATTCCATGCTCTACGGTCTTAGCCGCGTCTTTTATTTCAGCTTGAACTAGTTGGCGTTTTAAAGTGTCATTCTCTCCACCAGTATCTTTCAATTGACCTTCAAGGCTGTCAATCTGAGAACGTAATTGAGAGTAGATAGATTTGCGTTTAAGTATCTGTTCTTTTCCTCGAACATCTGTTTCACTTAACATAGCTATGTCATCAATAAGACCAGCTTGATACCATCTAAAGTATTCTTCTAATAATGCCCACCTATTGACGGGTAATGTAGACCCAGCTACAACTCTTATATCAAATTGAGCAGATGAGTAATCATTGTATTTAGATACAGCGGCTCCTAAATCATTATAGATAGGAACATTAATTTCAACTTTCCTTTGCTCTTGTAACCCACTAGGCTGAACAATTCTAAATACCTTATTTGCTTTGTATGTCTGTTGAGCTACTTGCATAAATATTCTTCCTAGATGTTCTAAGGCAGGTTCAACAATAGTTTGCATCCACGCCTTTATTCGTCTAGTCCCATGTTCGTCTTGAGCAAGTAAGCCTCTATAAGTTTCATGTTGCGCACCAGTGTCACCCTGCATAGATGAATAAATCCCTGAAATATATTCCATATCCGTCTTCCCTTGCTGAACAGTACTAAAGAAAGCATTGTTTATAGGCATAGGTTGTATTGGAGTAGGAGGGGAAAATCCTTGTCTATATTTTAATAATGCCCCAGGAGCAGATGAATATTGTTCCCATTCACTTTCTGGAATAGAACCCTCTTCGTATACAAATCTCAAGTTGGATGATAGATTTGCATTATGTATCATTAATTGATGTGATTTATTTATTTCTTGCTGTTTCCCTATTAATGGCAATACTGCTGACATTGGGTAGGGAGTTCCAGTCCACATATAAGGGATTGGCACTAATGGATATTCAGTTATAGGAAGAGTTGTTTCATGCAACATTGTATCAGCACCTAGAGTAACCGACATTTTAATCCTAGTATCATAAAATTTAATTGCTTCTACAATACTAGATTTTAATAAAGGGTCTAAAGCAATAATATTTAACTCTTCTTGCGTCATAATTTGTTGTTCAATCTGACTAGACTCTTCTTTAATCTGATTTGTTAATTGTATTTCATACTCATTTAATTCATTATCGTGTTGCTCTTCCATTCTTTTTATTTCTAGTTCAGCCCTTTCATAAATCATGTCACCTTGAGCAACTAATTCTTGTATTTCTAATGCCTTTTCTTTAAAAACAACATTTAGCTCATCTTTCTTATCCTGTATTGATGATTCCATTTGAGCCTTCATTTCTTTAATATCTCTTACATCGGCAGGTATCTGAAGAAAAACATTATACAATACATATCTTTCTTTAGCGTAGCACTCATAGTAATCTACTACTTCATCTTGTTCAGAATTTTCAGGGTCATAAGCATCGTAACCAATATCATCTGGTTGAATACTATCAGAACTCATAGAGTCTCTTTTTGTAAAAGTAAAGCCACCAGATTGATTCATGCCAGATGTTGCTTTTTTAATCTTTTGTTTTTGCTCTGGGAATAAATTTATTAAGTGAGTTTTAGGCAAATCTTTTTTAATTATAATATACGAAGCATCTCTCATTAAAAAGTCTCTAGCCATAGGGTCTACATAAATATCAAATGGTTCAAGTCTTTTATAAATAACTTCCCCCATCCCTTTATCCATATCAGGGTCTACGTCTATTTGAAACCAACCAACTCCCTTTACAAGAGAGTCTTGAATAATGGATGAATAAATTGAATCACCGTTAGATA